TAAACCATGCTTCTATGGAATCCAAGTTTGCCATTATTGCGCTCACGGCAGCAGACATAGCAACAAAGGCTGCACCAATTCCAACAATGACTCCTACCGCTAAGGCATTGGTAGCAATGAAACCAAGACCGGCCGCAATTCCGGCAAGGGCAAGAGCGATAGGTCCAACAACCGCAACCAGCCCACCGAAGGCTAAAATCATTCCTTTTGCTGCCGGGTGCATGTCTTTAAAGAATTGAATAATCGGTACAGACCATTGAACTATTTTCTGTAATGCGGGGGCGAGAACATCTCCGAATGCAGCAGCGGCGGCGCGAACCTCATTCCACAATATACTAAGTTGAGATGCCATTGTACCGTAGCGGAGTTCTGCTTCTCTTAATAATGCTGAGTGTTGTGTGTCGCCCATTTTCCAATACTGTTGACCTCGCGCCATAGAATCGCGCAACATGTCACCTGCTTGAGCGGCACGCAATAAAGCATCTGAAACTCTGAATCCATCCAACCCCAGAGCATCTAATACTTGAGAAACGTTAACGCCTTTCTTTTCTAATCCACCAAGACCTTCAGTAAATAGAATCAATGCTTCAGCGGCATCTTCCTTCCATAACTTCTCAAATACTTCTACAGGCTTTCCAGCTATCTTTGCGAAGGCTTGCATCTTATCGCTACCGGTACCAACTTCTTTATTGATACGGGTCATGACTTGAGAAAATGCAGTACCGCCGGACTCTGCTTCAATACCAACAGAAGAAAGAGCAGCGGCCATACCCATGATTTGAGGTTGCGTTAGTCCAACCAAAGTACCGGTACCGGCTAACCTCATACCAAGAGCAACAATTTCAGCTTCTGTCGTCGCCATGGTATTACCAAGACCAACGATAGTAGAACCTAACTTGTTAAAGTCATTCTGAGACATACTAGTAATGTTTGCAAATCTGGCTAACTGGGTCGCACCTTCTCTTGCACCTAAGTTGGTGGTGGCGCCTAAGTCGGCCATGACTTTTGTAAAGCCTGCGATCATAGGGGTCTTGATTCCCAACTGACCAGCAGCTTCAGCAATACCGTATATCTCTTCCTGACGTAAAGGAATTGAACTCGGTAACTTCATCAATTCCGTTTTTAGACCGGCGAGTTCTTCTTTTGAAGCATTGACAGTTTTAACGACCCCGGTGAAGGCGGACTCAAAACTAATTGCGGTTTTTAATGCCATTCCTCCGGCGGCAACCAGAGGGAGAGTTAAATATTTTGTGGCTGACCAACCTATTCTACCAAGGTTCTCACTGAACTTTTTAGCAATAGAATCCGACTGCTTAACTTTCTCGTTCCACTGATTAAAGTTATGCATGGATTGTTTAAGAGGACCGGAGAACCTGTCCACCATTTTAAACAATACACTAAGGTCAAATGTCTGTGCCATTATTGATCCCTCTGTTTATTCAGCCACTGACAACCTTCAGCCCAATATAACAATTCACGTGGTTCCATCTGCCAGATTTCATCTGCTGAAAAATGAAATCGTTCAGCGATAATCCAAGTTATTTCTTTCCATCGCTCAATAGCGACGACTCGGCTAAAAAATCATTGAAAGCCCCCATGACTTTCATCATATCTTCTATCTCGAGTTCATCAATAACTTCTTCAGGAACATTGCAAATCGAGGCGACCAGAGGGATCATTTTAAATCCGAGTTTCATAGACTGGATTTTATTTTCTCTGCTTTGTTCTTCTGTGGAACCTTCTTTGTTGGCCTCTTGTTGATCGACGAATACTTCATAAAGTTCGTCGGGCATATGTTTAAAATGTTTTGTCCGGAAAACATCAAAGGTAAAGGTATCGTAAACCTTATCACCTACTGTAACCGGTTTTGAAATTGTAACCGATTTCTTAACCATTTGTATTCGTCTCCTTTGCCAAACTAACCAGTAAAAGTAGTATTAAAATAATTGCCAAACTTAGTGATAATTCCCGACATGTCCTGAATATCCATACTCTCGATAACTTCTTTCGGGACATTACAGAGACAAGCTAATAAGGGCGCCATGGCGATTGACGCCCTTATTTTTTCCTCGACTGTCAATGTTTGTTCACCGATTACTTTATAAATGTCATTGGTGATAAATTTTAAATACTCCACTTTGAATGTCTGGAAAGTAAGGGATTCATATTTCTGTCCAGCTATGGAAAGTGGAGTGCCTAATTTTATAACGGTCGCCATATTTTACACCACTGCTTCTGTTGACTCAGTCCAGTATGCACCTTGAAACCGCAATGACGTTTCACCCTCGCCGCCAGTAATATCAAAGTTACGCAAACAAGTTGCTTGGTTCATCACATATACTTTGCCACCACGAGCCGCTCTAAAGATGAGGGTTCCGTTTTCTCTTACTCGGGCAATATCGCTCAAGGAAATATCATCCCGATCCGTGACCTTTACTTCGCACTCGGCCATGATAGGTTTCTCAATAAAACCATGATGGCCGGTGTCACCAATGATTGCTTCGAGTTCATAGTTTGCTTCGCCCGAAATACCAATACCTCTTGCAACTGCTCCTGCTTTATTCAGGAGCATGTTGCCATTCAAAAGAACTTCTATCCGACCAGTGATCCTTGCCATTTGTTGTACTCCTTATTATAGAATGAACTGAATTGTACCAGCCAGAACTCTAAACTGGTTAACAATATCCGGCGGCAGCAAAACGTTTACTCTATTAGGATCTGCGCTATCTCGTTCTACCGTCAGGTTAGTAATAAAATCATCCAAATTCTCAACCAATCCATTGTCTCTCAATAGAGTAAAGAGAGCAATACATTCTTGACGGACTGTACTCGGAGTCGCAATATAAGAACCCGGTTGTACTGGGAATCCATTATCGGCCAGCTTAAATCTCGGAACGATAAAACGGTTGGTCATTCTAATCAAGAACTGATCTCTGATTTCACCAAGAGTCGCCAGAGTTTGAATATCCAGATAACTCGAATCGGCAAGATCGGCCGCATTAGTTTGATAAGTGGTAATGCAGCGTTCAATTAAAACGTTCCCACTTTGATCGCATACCCAAGTCGCAATTCCGTCATACAATAACGTATCTCTTTCCGACCGGCTAAACTTATTAGCTACCGGCGCTGCGAGAACATCTTTCAGCTTCAAATAATGGAGAGGACGGGCAGGGTCATTGTTCAGATTAAAAGCAGCTACAGCACCAAGAGCAGCAGCCCATTCAGCAGGATCAGTCGGAGAATCATAAGCGCCCATAATAGTCATGTGCGGTGAGTTCCGGGTATTGCCCAAAGTAGTACAAGAAGCTGCAGTACCCCGAACGGCTGTGAACCCATGACCCTGAAGGTTAATCATTGGACCAAACCGATCCGCTAACTCATCCTCAATCTCAGTCAGATTAGAAGCATCGATATAAGGTTGAATGATGTAATTGAACTTCTCACCATCGATGATAGTCCAGACCGAACCCAAGTCAGGGTCAGTTGCCCCAGTAGCCATAGCAGTAATAGTAGCTGAATCAATAAAACAAAGAGGATCAGATTGACCGGTATAATAGTTCACTCTGATATTAAGGTAGTTTCCATTAGTCCCACCATTCACCGCAATAATATTTAATGCGCTGGTGGCATTTGTTGAAGCTGTGCAGCCAATATTACTAAGCCCATTTACTACTGTTTGGATAGCACTATTGATGTCAGTTGTGCTCCAACCGGAAGTCATAGGAGTATAACATTTGACTCCATTAATCATCAGATAATAAGTACCGCCACCGGAACAACTAAAACCAGTAGCTGAAAGGGCAATGGAAGTCTGGATTGTGCCGGACGCTTTAACTGCACCACCCGCATCGCTCAAAGCCACAGCCCAGAGTTCGGTGTTCGGGTTATTCTCTTTAAAAATATTACACATTCTCGCCAACTGAGAACCGGGACCGAAGTAACCATTGGCCAGCGTTTCATTGGTAATTGCAGTTAGAACTTCAGGCTGAACAGAACCTTCCGTAATTCTCTGACCAATAATCAAGGCAACATGAGGATTTTGAACCAGACGATTTCCCAACGCCTTGCTATTATCAATCTCCGCCCATGCGCCGGGAGTTCTGATGTTCTCCGGTATGTTATTAAATGTGATTGCCATTGTTTATTTCTCCTTGCTTTTCTGAACTTTAACTTGCTCAATAATTTCACAATCACCACAACTGACTCGACGTCTCCAGTACCGACCTTCCCAGCCGATAAAAGTTTTCATCATTCCCTGTGAAGGAAGAGGAGTCATGGTTTTAGGATCTCGAACAATTAGTCCTTCTTTTGGTTTCAAAAACTTTTCCATTTTGTTATCCTTTACTCTGGTTATTTTATCCACGAACTTCTATATCGGTGTCTTCCTGATCAGCTAAAATAATATACTGTTGCATGTCAGGTGCAAACAAGCTAACCGGTAACTCCTCACTTAATGGAAGGTCATCACTCGGCAGCATTACATAGTCAACCCATATCTTATCAAGGAAACCATCCGCCTCTTCAGGAACGACCATACTTTCTATTGACATCTGATATTCAAAAGTAAATTGATACCATAAGAAAGAACGATCCATATCCAACAATGTGCCACCACGATAAGAAATCAATGACTCGGAAGTAAAACCACTTTCCGAACCATATACCCTACCAATATCTAATCCTAAAAATGCTCTGAATATTTCACTACGAACATCATGAAGTCGATTGTAAGAAGTAAACCCTGTTTTATCTTCAAAGTTAGTTCCATTTTTAATAGCTACAATGACTCCAAATTGTTCGGTTATTATCTGATTAATAGAGGTATCGTAATCATTATTGCCCGCCGCATCCTGTAGTGGGATTACGAAAGCCGCTTCCTTTTTTAGTGTCCCCTCCGAGGCCAGCGCATACTCTGCCGCCCCACCAATTAAAGAGAAAGAAGTTGGTACTGACCTTAACCGTAATACTAATTCACCCAGTTTCATTTTTCAGCCTTACTTAAAGCATAAAGAATCCGATGTTTTATTCTTGGAATCTCTGCATCTGCTGCCGGCTTTAAAAATGGCCTTGCGCCCATCTTTGGTGTTCCTTGTTCTAACCATTTTCCATAAGGAGCACCACTCTTGACACCGACTTCAATCTCATCTTTTCTGGCTTCCATAACAATACTTCTAATCAACTGACCTTTATCAACCGCAGGCGCATTACCGGGAGAAGATGCAATATGCCACTTCTTTCCCCTCTTATATTTCTTACCTGTCTTGGGAGTGTGTTGCATCAGGTGAATCATTTTATTACGAATATTGTTTGCACCCTCAACAAGACGAAAATGGATTTGATTAAGCGCCCAATCATTCCACTTAACTAAACGAAGGTTAATCTGCTTGACCTCTGGATCAACTGTTACAGTAAACGAAGTATTTTTTCCCCTTGGTATTGTCATGAGATATAGTCACTCCCATAGTTACCACCGGTACCAAGCTCTTCAATTTCCGAAGCCAGAACGGAAATAAACTCGCCCTCTTCATCCGCATCCTGAACTCGACGGACTCGGAACATCCTACCTTTTACCGTGCTGCCTTGCTCCAACATCAAAAACATATCTTCTCTAAAAGGATGTTGTTTAGAAGTCTGGTTGAAGCTTGAAGTAAATGCGGTTGAGTATTCTAAGTTCAAACCATCCATAGAACTAAGACGAAAAATAAACTCATGGCTACTACTAGCAAGAGCTTCAGTAGACATAAACTCACGATATTTATAATGGCTGATCGCTCTTACTCCTGCCCAAACCGTTTTCATAAGATTATACTTTTGAGTCAGACCGCCCGAATCTTCTTCAGTCTGAATAGGCTCGAGAATCTGAACCCGATGTTTCAGCACAACAGTTAGCCAAACATTCGGGCGCGACCATTTTGCGTCAGCTGTTCTCTTTCTTGTTTTTCTTCCGAAAGCATACATTAGCTAACTCTACCTTGCGCGTAAATAATATCATCATTGACATCAAGTAGTGCCCGCTCGATATCATAACCACATTCTCTCAATCGTTTTCTATACTCCGCAAGCACTGAGTCATGGTCTGTGAAAGGGAATTTCTCAACCCGTAGACTTTCGGTCGCATTCTCAATCGAATAAACACCGACCATTTTAAATTGTCTTGCCATCGTTAAATTCTTTTCAACTTATACCGGCCAAGAATAGGGAGTGCCATATTGGGCGGCTCTCTATCGATTTGTCGGTTTTCTAGGGCATCAAGTACCCATTCAATTAATCCTTGCTTCAGCGCCGCCGGGACATCCGCGGCTTCATATCCGTATCCATTAGTATGAGTAATTTTAAAACCACCATAATATCGATCTGTATTGATAGGAGGAGAACACCCATTTTTAATAATGATCTGACCGGGCTCAACATCGGTCCTGACAAAATAATTATTACTCGAATAAAGGGTTGCAGTATCTTCTTCGTCAAGCGTTTCTATTTTAACAACAGACATAAGTGGCGGTCTGGGGAGATTGACAATTCCATTCTCCGGCCAATAGTCCAATGTGGATACGATTCTTTGTTCGATTAAAG